GCAACACTTGCGCTATGCGCGTGTAACTATCTCCGGGTGAGGATGGCATTTCCTTTAAAATTTGCCCTGCAAGCAGTTAAGCACCGGCGGCGAACCGCTTGGCTATAAATCCCTTAAGCCCCAACGGGCTCAGGACGCTGTTGAGGCGCCCAACCACCAAAGATGGCCTGAGGTCCACTCGTGTCACGGTCAAACAGCAACTCGGAATAACTACCGAGATCGCCGCCGAACTCCAACTTTGCAACACGTGCATCAAAGTGCAGTTGTTTTCCATAGTCCCAATCGTAATTCATGTCCAGATTCAACATGACATCAATACTGGGTCTGTAGTAGACCTTAGGCTTGAGAGGCTCTTCAGCAAACGGTGCAAATTGTTTTCGCTCAAACCAGGCTTGATGGCCGTCGGTGAGCTGCAGCACCCTCTCAATAACACTATTAATAGGGGGAATAAACGAGCATCCCTTCTTCAAGCCCAGTGCGACTCCTCGCATCATGGACTCGCGCGAAACATTCGCGGGAGGGTTGATAATATACCCGAATTTCGCCAGGACGCGGCCTGGCTTTGGTCCGAAGACCCAAACTCCCTCTTCCACCAGGTATAGGCGGCATGAGCAGAACTCAACCTCGTTCGGGTGATTGCGATAAATTGCCTCGCTATCAAAACCCAAACCAGCCATGCCTGCACGCCAAGGAAAAGAAACCCTCTCGGCGTGCCGCATGCAGTTGTCATCGCCCTGAACCAGCATTCGCAAGGAATGTCGGGCTTGATCAACCGTTTTATTGGTCCACTTACAATACAAGTACAGGTGTGACAGGCCGTTGACAATAGAATTCATCAACGACGTGTAAGGATCGCCACTCTTACGAGTGCCGTCACACTTGTACCGCCAACCATGGTGTGTTGAACCGTGGGTTGAAATGTTTGCAGTCATAAGATCAACGACTGCGCGGGGTGCACCCATTTTCTTGCACAACCACACTTCAAACTCACACCACGGACGACGAATGGAGGAGTCGAATTTGCCGAGATCATCCTCGAGCCATCGACCCCTGCCTGTCATCACGTGGTTTGCGGCCTTTTCCGCTGAAACACCGCTTGTGAAGCAAATAAAATTGTCGGTACTCCACCGACGCTTCAACAAGTCCTGCAAAGCCATGATCCAAGGCCCCACGAGACAAATGAACTCAGGCTGAGCCCCCTGTATCAATCGT